TGATATCTACTTCTGTTCCTTCAAGTGCTCCTTGTGACAGGCTCTTTAGAAACTGTGGGTCAAAACTTGCTTTTCGGACGATGCTTTTGATGTCGCATTCGTCCGAATAGCTTTCAATTTCCTGTTGGATGTCGATTGGTTCGGTCTCTTGCAGCACTTCTTGCCCTTTTTCGTCCTTTGTCCAGACGTATTGCTTTCGCATGGTTTCGCCTGATTCAGAAAAGAAGGGCTCTCGCCCTTCTTCATATCGTTTATTCATTCGGCTTTCCCTCCCATACCTTTTCAGTGTCGTTCGTGAACGTGCCGAGCTCGTCTTCAAACACTGCCAGCCTAAATCCGGTGTAGTCCTCTGGGCTCTGCCCGATGAAAGTTTTTTCGTCCTTTGCCATTACGTTGCACATCCGTGCAAACGTTGCGTCGCTTCTGTTTTCGCCTACCCATGCATAGCACTTTGCCACTCTGTCCCAAATGCCGTAGTAATTGTGTTTCATTTTTTGTTTCTCCTTTTTTTACAGTCGGATGCCACCGCGCATAGGCTTCTGGCTGAGGTTGATAGCTTTGGTTTTTCGTGCGGTTACGTTGAACATTCGCTTGTCTTTTGCGCCGTTCATCTTCTTACGATGCTGTGCCATTAGTGTACTCCCTTCGCATTAGCTCTAATTCGATGGCGTTTGTAAAGTTTTTCATTTGCCAAATTTCGTCTACTAGTCTTTTAGCATCTTCTATGTTTGACACTTTTCTAAGCATTTTATAATTGCCATCAATTTCTTTGTATTTTCGTGCGAGCAGCTCTTCTAGTGCTTCTTTGGTCTCGTCTCTTACGTTCCATGTTTTGTGCATCATGACTTTACTCCTTTTTTTCGCCGTCATCGTGCAGTGCGTGATAAATCTCGTCAAGTTTTTCGAGAATCTGCATCATTAGTCGAATTGCCTGTTTGACGTCTTTAATGGAAATAAGTGCCATTTTTACACCCCCTTTCTGTATTTTTCATTTCTTGTGTCGAAATGTACCCAATTGTCATACACGATGATACCGCCACTGTTTGGTACGATTCTGTCTAGCACTTTTGCGAGCTCTTTTGGTGTTACTCCGTTCGCTCTGATGTCAGCTGCCATGCCTCTTGTGTGGTAGCTGTATTTTGCTCCTCCTACTTTTTTATTGTGGCTTATTGTGCGGTATCCGCTTGTGATGATGATTGGTTTATTGATTTTTTTTCTTGCGATTTCTAGAATGACTGCTAAATAATCGTCTACGAATACGATTGGTGTCCCGTCTTTGCATGCAAATTCTTTTACTTTGAAGTGGTCTGTAACTTGTTCGTTTCCTTGCTCTTCTGCTACATACGCTTTGATTTCCATGCTTTTGCTCCTTTATTCGTTCATGGCGTTTTGCTTTCTATCTTAGATGATATCATTTTTTTTGTCGGCTGTCAATTGCTTTTTGGTTTGAATGGCGCTTTAGCGCCTTGCCGTGCGGAGCGCACGCGGAGCTCGGCTAATCACCATTTTCGTGTCTTCACGAAAATGGTTTCTTTTTTAGCGCTGTGCGCGTTTTCAACACTTTCAACACTTTCAACAGGTTTTCAACATAAAGTTGCACAAAGGTTTTCGTCATTTTGACGAACATTCAACATTTCAACAAGTTTTCAACAAATCTTTCAACAGTGTTTTTTGCTTTTTATTTACGCTTTAGCGTTAAATTTTAGTACTTTTCAACTTTTCCACATTGCCTACTACTACGTCTACAACAAGTTATATAATATTATGCGCGCGTGTGCGCGTGCGCGCTTACGCGCATGTGCGCACGTGCGTACAGCGGCAGCCCCAAGACTGGGGCGTGACGCAAGGGGTTGACTTTTAAGTCAACCCCTTTGAATCACTGAATAGTGTGATACATGGAGTCTTTAGACGACATTAGCCCAGTACTTACTTGATAGGTACTGGGCTAGGTGACACCGTTAGAGTGTCCCTCTCTTCTTCATTTGCTTTTTGATTACTCTTTCTTTTGTCTTACATTGCTCTTCAAAGTCTGCATTTTCATACTTTAGCCTGTTTTCTGCTATGGCTGTTGCTTGTCTGTTCTGTTTAATTCTCCACAACCTTTGTGGGTTTTCATTTTCCATCATTTTTTCATAATAACGTGGAATTTGGGCTTTCTTTCCGTTTGTACATTGGATGTATCCTTGTCTCCATATTTCTTCTTTGTGTTCTTGGTAATAGTGGTCTCCTAGTCCGGGTTTTAAGCTCATGCACGCGAATGGTTTTTGTTGACCTAACTCGTAGTATTGGTTAGCTTTCTTTCCGTCTATTTCGTACATTTTTTTTGTGACGTATCCTGCAACATATCTGTATGTTTCCGGTACTGCTTGCGCTATCTGTATTTGACCCATGCCCCATAGGTCTGCTAGCCATTTACTTTTGAAATATCCGTTGTGTTGTATTTTGTATAGGTGTTCTAGATCTGTTGGCGTCCATCCGTATAATATCATATGATAATGCGGCCTAGCTGTCTGTTCTCCGTATTCTCCCGCCACAAAATAGCGTAATTTGCCCTTATAAGCCTTTCTGAGACGTTTTAAGAACTTTTGAACGTCAGTATACATTAACGTTTGGACGCTTTCAGGGCTCTTCTCTCCCGGTTTCCAGACGTATTGTACTTTTCGCATGATTTCGCCTGTGTTTACTATCATGCCCGGTACGTGATCGTCATCATATGTGAGTGTGATAAACCAAACTTCTTCTCTTGGATAATCTCGTGCTTCTAATTCTATTCGTGTTGTCCAGTCCTCCCTTTGTCTTATTCTGCATCCGATGCACTGCCCGCATGGTATCAGCATTACATCTCTTCTATACATCAAATCTTCATATTTTAGCTGTTTTCCCGCTAACTGAGAAAAGCGGGAGAGTGAATACACCTTCCCGCTAATGTTTTTGTCGTTAGGGTTGTACAGCCTTATTAATGGCTTGTAGCAACTCACCTTAAGTAGTCACCCGGCTTTCTTTTTTCTCCGTAGGATCCTGTTTTGTCCTGCGGCGCTTGATAGTTGCTTTTTTTGTCGTTTTTCTTTGGTACGTTTTTGTCAATTGCTTTGCTTGTGTCTTCTCCGATTTCTGTTAAGACTCGTTGTAGTCCGTATGGTGTCATATGCGTTGAACTGAGCATCTGCTGCCAGCTTTGTGCTGCATTGTACCATTCGCTTTTGCTCCAGCTGCTGCTTTCGTATGCGTTAGGCACGAATCCTCCGCTTCGGCTTACGCCTAGTGCGCTGCTGCTTGCTAGTCCCATACTTGCACCGCTGATTGTTCCTGCGCTTCCGCCTGGTGTGCTTGCTCCACCGTTTGAGAATGCTAGAATCGGGTTAAGTCCCGCTTTTTTCATATCTTCTACGGCTCTTTGATATGCTGTGCTGCTCATGTGCTCTTGCCATTCACGGTTTGCTAGTGCTTCTGCGCTGTTGTAGTTCATTGCTACATTGTTCTCGATGTGGTTGTATACGCCTTGCATGATTGCTTGTAGCGTGTTATAGCCCATCTGTTTAAGCATACTTTGACTGTTGTATTTGCCCTGCATGGCTGCTTCTTGCCCTTGGTATGCGTATGCCTGCTTGAGCCAGTCACTGACCTGTTGCACGTTTGTGCCCGACTGGCTTCCGCTTTCGGAATGTCCACCGCCCTGACTTGTGCTTCCGCCCTGGCTTTGGCTGTTGCCTTCTTGTCCGTATCCGCCAAAAGCTCCAGCGATGTTTTTTGCTGCTCCTGCAAAAGTTCCGATTGTGTTTGCCACGTTTCCCGCTACGTTTAGTGCTGTTAAGAATCCTGATAATGCTCCCATTTAAAAATAGCCCGGATTTCTCCGGGCTTCCTCCTTTCTTACAGTTTGTACAAGCCCGGTACGCTGTACAACGGCATCCGTCTTGTGGTTTTGTTTGCTACTCGGATTGCACCAAAAAATTGCGGTTCATTCTGCACGATCAACGTTCTTGCGATCTCCGTTTTTTCTTCTGCCATCCACGCCTGTGACAGCGTTGGCACGGTTGAATAGTTGTCTGCATAGTGCCAGAAATCCAACGTGCCCGTTGCGTTGCTTCGCATTTTACCGGATACCCGGTTAGGCTTCATCCTGTAGTCTGCCCAGGCTTCCTGATAGCCGAACGTTTCTTCGTCCGTTGCTGTGCCGGTGAGCATGATTTCTTTCTTTTTTACAGGCTGTTCGCCCAGATTTGCGAACTGCGGTACATAGTAGTCCAGCCTGTCTTCTCTGCTCCAGAAACGTTCCAAGCCTTGCTGGTAACTGTGATTGTGCCGTACACAACAGACACCAATTACAAATCCGTGCTCTTCAAAAGATTTTGTAAAGCTGCTTTCGTTGATTGGCGTTACTGACATTGCACCAGTTTCACCGATAGGTGTGTCCGTTTCGGTCTGCTGCCCGCTTGTCTGTACGATTTGGTTCATGTTGACGTGATAGCGTCCACCGCCAAGATATTCCGGGATTTGTGCCGTTTTGTCGCTGATGGTCACGTCCCACAGTGCTTGTACCTGTTCGCGGTATCGGCTGCCGCCTCGTGCGAGCGCTTCGTAGTACTGCTGTACTGCTATGGCTTTTCTTAAGTCGTTGATGGTTGCTGCGGTTACTGCGCTTAGGTCGGCGCCTAGATATGCCACATCTGCTACATGAGCTGTAGCGCTCGAGCTTCCCGCTACCTGCGAAATTCTGTTTCCTGATTGGTTGTTCGTGATTCCTGGTATGTAAGAATCTGTGGCTTTTTGGTTGAAGTAGATTGAGTTTTTTCCGCTTGTTGTTCCGTATTCTGTAAGTTCGAGGTTTTTGTACATTCCTACCGGTGCATTACCTTCCATCGGCAGCGTTACTTCCGGTCCACGCTGCGGATAAGGCAGACAGCTTGTAAAGTAGTCGTGGAACTTGTTTACCGGTAAGCATCGTCCTCCGTTGATTGCGTTTCTAAGGTTGTCTTCTATTTTATTTTCATTTTGCGTGTCTTGGTATGCCACGTCTTGACTGTCACTTTTCCATACTGCTGCATTGTCTACGTTTTCGTCTCTGAAAAATTCGTTCCAAATCATGACATAAGCGCGAATTGGTAAGGCGTTTATTGAAAATTTTGCTTTTACTTTTGTTGGTACACCCATATAGTCTAGAATTGATGCTTCGTATGGATATCCGTTTGATTGCGTTCCGTTTATAGTTATTTTTGGCACTTTGTATTCTTTCGTTGGCATCCATGGCGTGCTTTCAGCTTCTCCCATGAACTGTTTGAAGTCGTCCCACAAAATTCTGTTAGGACAATAGAAATAGTAAAAGTCGATGAATGCATCGTCCATCACCGGATATTTCGGTGTCGTCATTCGGATGATTGCTGAGGTGTTTACGTTGAAGGTATCGCCCGGCAATACCTCGTCAACGTAGAATGGAATCAGCTTTCCTGAATCGAATGTCGTGAGAATTGTCTGGTCACGGTTGAACCGTGTTCGACTTGCTTTCATTTCTGGAATTTGGTTGAAGTGCCGTTCATTGTTTCGATTCACTTTTCTTCCTCCTTTGCTTCAGGTTTTGCTTTTGCTTCTTCTGCTGCCATTTTTTGCAGCTCTTCAAGCTTCATTGCGTTTGCTTGTGCGGTCGCTATCATGCGATGATACTCGTGAATGTTTTGCGGAAATTCGGTGATATCTACTTCTGTTCCTTCAAGTGCTCCTTGTGACAGGCTCTTTAGAAACTGTGGGTCAAAACTTGCTTTTCGGAC